AATTACAAATCCTTCACGGTTTACGATACATTAACCATCGCTATTCAGGGAGTGCGTGTCGCGCTCTCAGACATAGTGACAGACGAAACTGGTACTGATATAGTTTGATCTGCTCATTTCTTCCGAGTAAGTGGAACCCTACTGCACCCTTCCGCGGTAGGGTTCTTTACTTATCCACCAGTACTATAAAACCCTTTACCCTTGAAGGTAACGCCAGGTGAATCCCACTTACGGATCATACTTATGTGGCACACAAAGCAAGAAGGATCACGTGGGTCTTCGTGGATACTGCGTTCAATAGTTATCTCCCCATTGCATTCAGGGCAACGATAGTCATACTGCATTAGAGCTTTACCGCCTCTTCGATAGGTAGATAACCTACTAACTTACTGACCTTGTTAGAACGTGCGAACTCTGTTGTCGCTGGCATCCAATGACTTAACCATTCAGGTTCTGCAACATCCATCAGGTCAAAAGAAAAGACCCCTTCTGGAGTCGAGTTAATGTAGAAGGGAATGAGATCCCTTTCTGCTGCCTGCGTTATCAGCTTACGATACTTCATCTCTTCAATCAGCAAGGTGTCATAGTGTGTATGTCTACACTTGAGTTCTATGTAGTGACCAGCCATAACACTAATGCAATCAAAGGAGTCATAGATACCCTCAGACTTGGTAAGGTCTGGGTATAGGTTGTCCCTTAGATACTCAAATAAATCAATCTCTTTCATTGCCACGGGTTGTCACCACCCAAACCATTCTGCACCTTACGTAATGCGCTGGTGCATCTACGATCTGCAGTAGAGATAGCACATTCTAATAAATGTGCTACTTGTTGCAGGGTAAGTCCTTCGTGGTAGCGCATACGAAGTATGGTCTGGTCTTCTACTTCTAACTTGAGATAGGAACGCTTGACATCAATCAGGGTAGCAAGCAGGTTGCCGCCTTCTGCTGGAACGCTAGGCTTTTTAGGTGAACCATCGTTGATAAGGTTCTGAGCCTGCTCTAATACTGTGTCATCAACAATAGATGCAATCACGTGAGGCAAGACCTGTGCAATCATAGCTGTATCGTAGAAGGCTTCATCACCTGTTCGATAGCCAGACTTAGATGCCTTCTCTTTGCGAGCATAACGTTCAGCAGAACGCTTCATCTGCCAAGCAATACGCTTCTCATTGATAACACGTTGAACTGCATTGGGTTCATTAAGCATCTCATCAAACTGTTTACCACGTGTTAATGCCCAAGCAAGACACTCTTGCAGTACATCATCTCTCTCTACATAGCCACGGAAGCGACGTGCTATTGCGCTTGCAACACTAGGTGCTATGTCATAGATAGATTTATGTAACTCAGTCATCATCCTGTACTTCTGGCCATACGCCATCGAGTACCATCATTGCAATCGCTGAGTAGTTAAGTAAGTCTAAGAATGAATCACGCAATGACTCGTTGCTAGGGCTAACGTTAGAATCAACAAGGTTATTAATGCGAGCTATCTTGTCCCACATACGTACACGCAGACCATTAAGTGGTCCACCTGGTGAATGAGCAATGTTCTTTGGGCCGTAGTCGTGGTGCTTACGTACCAATAGGTTGCCAGCTTGATCCATAATCCGCCAGACATCAGCAACGAACGCCTCATCTATCTTGCTGGGGTAGGACGGACTAACAAAGTCTCGGTTTCCATATTGATCTCTAGGATCTGGAAGCCCATATGCTGCAAAATCTGTACCATCTGTAGCCATTCGTCTCTACTCATCCTTCTGTCCTAGTAACAAAGCCTTCGTAGCATCTGCACCATTGGCCAGATAGAAGTCATTGATGTCCATTGATGGGGGTAATGTTACTATTGTACTATTTGTAACCTCTTGTGCGACACGCTTAGAGAACTCAGCTCCTGGATTAGTGCCATCTTCCTTGATGTCATTGTCACCAATAACAAAGATGTTGTCATAGCCAGTAAAGAGCTTGACAAAGTGTGGTTTCCAAGACTGTACTCCAGGTACACCTACTGCTGGTATGCCCACTAGACCAGACAAGATGACCGTATCTAATTCACCCTCACATACTGCAATGAAAGAGCTATCAATAGTTATATCACCTACATTATACAGGTGTGCCTTCTGACCCAATGGAGATCCATACTTGGGTTTGCCTTCATCTAGTCGTCTGAACTTAAAGCCTACACATAGTCCATTAGCTGTGATGTACGGTATGGAAAGCCAACCCCTGTGCATTTCGTGGCCATTAATTGGATCTGTTACAACACCCAACGAAAACTGTTGAGCAACAGCATCAGATATTCCACGTCCTTCGAGATAGTTTAGAGCCTCTTCGTTTATTGCCTGACTGTAATGGTTGGCCGCTTCCAGCAGTGATTTCGATTGCACGATTGAGGGCATCCTTGAACTCCAAATTCTCTATGTGCATAACAACATCTACTGAACTGCCACCTTTACCGCAGGTATGGCAGAAGTACAGGTTGTCATACGTATTCATTACAGCACTACGTCTACTATCTGTATGTATACAGCAACGAACTGCTGCTGACTTACCTTCTCTTACTTCTCCACCGTAATAGGAAACAATAGTTCCTATGGGGATTGAAGTTGCATCAACGGAGTGCTTTCGTTTGGACGCTTTACTAACCCTGGACCAGTCTTGTGCTGGCATACGCACCCCTTAAAATCACATTTGTCGTGCCAATTAGTAGCTCGCTTGTAATGAGCGAGTGTATTCTCTTCTCCTGCTTTACGACAGTTCTGGCAAATCATCTTCGTCTTCCTCTGTAGTTGAATCTTCAACTACTTCTTCTACTACTGGTACTAGGATCTCTGTTGTTGTTATTTCTCCACCTGGTACTGGCATTATTGTTTCTCCTTTATCCATTGTGCTAGGTCTTGAATGACCCAGGCTTGTTCTATTGGTGCGTTGCGACGCTTAACTACAACATAGGAAAGGGGAACTTCCCCAAGACCCCTAGCCTTTGCGTAGTTAAGCGCCTCAACCTGTGCTTCTCTCCAGAATTCAGGCAGGGAAAGGGTCTGCCTGTTCTTGAGTTCTAAGATAAAGGTTTCTCCAGATATGATAACAACCATATCACCTTCATCTTTTGCCCCAGCCTTAGTCAAACGTTCTGCCATAGCTCCCGCGTTACGTAGCCATTTCATAACATCTGTCTCAAACTGAGAACCCTTACGTCCATTTTTATTAGCCATTGAACACTAAACTTTCCATAGGATTAAGATATATAACTGGTACATACCAAGTCCTATCGTTATATTTCCATTCATCGCGTTTACATTCAGACCCAAGTTTCCAACCAATAGCTGTGTACTCAGGTCCTTTCCAGTCAGGTGCATTGCGTCGTGTCTTATGACATAGACCATCAGACATCAATACATACACAAGGTTATCATCATCTCTAGTTGAGTAACGCATTCCTCTTACTGGTGGAAACGAATAACGAATCTCTCCAAATCCTGGAATGTCAAGCTCTGACTTCCATTTGTTGTAGTGTGGAGTAAAGTCGTTCTTACCGACCATACGTGCAAATGCAAGCTCTGATCCTGCACAGACAACGTGCTGCCACGTTTCCCATAGGTCACCCTCTGAGTAATTAATGTTCTTCGTTGGGTCACCGAAGTATGGCTTCTGTCTTTGGTATCCAACTTCAACACAAGTGGCTTCCTCTTCTATTGTTAGAGCGTACTTAGACATTACCATATGCGATTCCTTCTGCATTAGAACGAAGATATGCTCTGCCTTGTGCATCATCATCACCTATTTGACAAGCACCAAAGTTTACAAACAGCGATGCCCATTGAGAAGCATCAGCATAGTGTGGACCAAATCGGTTCTTGACTGATGCGATACGCAATAGACCCTGCGACGGATCATAACCTAGTGTAAGTATCAACGCTGGTAACTGACTTACCTTGCCGTGGATAGCTCGTCTAGGTGGTGGCATCATAGGAGAACCATACTCTGATTGTTCTGATACGTGATGGAGTACTAAGACGCAAGCCTCTGTCTTACGTGCCATATCGTGCAACTCCATCATAATTGCACGTAGCCCTGC